ACTTTTTAACTTGTATGTCAGTGTCCTCGTGACCACAATGAAGAAGAAGAGTCCAGCATCTCCTTTAGAGACGCTCCAATCAACTATGTTGGATTGCGCAAAATTGTTTGACCGCACGAGCAAGTTTTCTAAAGCTCAAAGATTGCTCGCAGCTTCACTAAAATTAATCGCAGAAATTATGCCAGATATACCAGATCGACACTTTCCAGCGATTCGGAAGTATACGAAGGCTACGAAGAACTTAGCGACTACGGCAATTAAAAATCATTCATTAACGCAAGCTAAAGCGAAACTCATACGTGAGGAGAGGTATAACGATCGTGTGTGCATTCCCAATGCACGTCAAGTGGCAGCAACGGGGGACTATCAACGCACTAGTGTTGTAGTTCGTAGTACCCTGCGTGCGACATTGAACGATGTTAACGACTTCACCGCAAATATAGAATATCATCGCAAGCGACAAACAGTCCCAGAACTACAGCGTGAACTGAGACGAATGAATGAAACACTGGCCGAACTGCCTGCCCTTGTTCAACAAGGATACAACCGATATTGCGACGAATTGAGACATCCGACTATATGGAAGCAAAAAAAACGACAGAAAGAAACATTAACGAAGCTCGAGAAGTCTGAACGCGATAGAAAGGCCAAATTCCAGGTGAAGGGAGGTGCTGGAATGTGGCAGCGACTGCGCCAACAAAAGTAGCATCCCGGTTGCGGGGCTGGTCCGAAAGGGGTAACGGACTCTTATCTACGATTTGCTCTAGACAGGTTTACGCCAGC